TCAGGCTTAAACTTCTTGATGAAACTAGCAAGGTTACGGGTTGCAACCCTGTCATGGTATGGAACTTGTAAGTCCGAGACTACGACAATTCGCTTAATCGTCATCCTCATCTTCATAGTTGCCGAACTTCTCTGGATCGACAGGATCTGGCAAGATCCAATGTGGATAGGCTTGGGGTTCAGTAATCATGAACATAGCAACATCTTCTGCAAAGCCTGCTCTTTTAAGCGAACAGAAATACTCATAAAGCCCGATGCAATAAGCATCGAGTTTTGAGTAACCTTGTTCCTCTAAAGCCTTAGTTGCTTTTCTTGCCATGATTGAATTATCGCTCTAAGAGTATGTTATAGATCTCATCGACACGCGCATGGAGTCGCTTAATCTCTGCAAGCAAGTGCGTGATGACAAAGCCAGACAAGCCACCGAGTGTGACTAGCGTGGCGATGTAGAGCTGAAAGAAATCCGTCTGGCTCACTTTTTATCGACCTCGTCAATAGCCGCTTCTAGCGCATCGACAATAATGTCTGCTGCTGACTTACGAGCGCGGTATGACTTGATGGCTTGGCGTAGTGCTGGAATAGCAGCAACACCAAGAATGCCAGCAATGATGAGAATGAGATTGTCCATTAGTTTCCGCCTAACATAGGTACTTGAAAAAAAGCACCATCATTGTCAGCTTCTTTCTTAAAGCTAACATGCATGTGCTTAGTGTGTTTGTTAGCCCCTGTGTACTTGCGCCACTTCCAGTTAAGGATGCTGGAGCAGATTCGTCCATCGTAAATGATGTAACTAATACGCTTGTCTGTTTTTGACTTGGACAAGGTACGAAGCTGATCAGCAAGATCTCCCATGATGTCTGGCTTTCCGCCCTTGAATAAGTCTTTGTCCACATCAATGGCACGAACCCAGCCCTGCTCATCAGGATTATGATCTGACTTGCGAGCAGCGTGTCGGGTATCACCGATCCAACCATCCGATGTGCGATCACGATCTGGGAACGAGTCATCGAACTGTTCGCGTAGTTGTATCGCAGCCTTACTTAGCTTCGGCTTCATTAGCGTTTAACTCATCATAGGTGCTTTTTAGCATTGAGATTGTAGTGCCATCTTCATTGACAATAAAAACAGTTTCAATGCCAGTTAATTCATCTTTAATAATTTCCATGTTATAGCTCCGCACTAAATCCGAGGTATGCAGCAGTATTGTTGCTAAACAATCCAGTTGCATAGCCGACTGTAAATGAACTGTTCTTTGATACTTGGACATTTCCAAGATTCTGAGTAGCAGATGTCGCAAGGGTGATGGATGTTGGTGTTGTTCCACCACCTGGCTCCCAATAAAATGTGGACATTGCCGATGTGTCTAATGCACTAGGAATTGTGCGCATCTGAACTGGTAAATTGACAAAGCAATTCATGTTATTCACACCCGTGACAGTCCCCACTCCGAATGTTTTGTATCCGCTATCTGATGAAGCACGGAAATAATAACGCTGGCAAGATGCTAATTCGCCCTGAATTGTTGCCCCATTGCGAGTAAATGCGGTTGCACTTGAAGCACGCTCAATTTGAACTCCAGTAACACGAACTTTCTTCGTATTGGAATTAAGTGTCCAACCATAGAAAATAACCGAAAGCCCATTGTCAATTTGTGTTAATGCTGAAATGTCTACAGTTTGAGTGACGCGTGTCCATGCATTGTTTGCGCAGGCTTGCAATGTGTATGTGTTTATGTTAACTGATGAATAATTATCAACCGCAGTTGGTGTATCAAGTCGCAAGGTTGGTGTTACTGAAGCCCCTGTTTCGTTGTAAATGTATGCTGAAACTGTAACTGTTCCCTTGATTGGTGGCACATTAGTTGATTCAATTCGTTGAACAACATAAGCATTCGTACCACTCGTTGCACCTGTAACTTCTAAAGAATACTGAACCCCAACGCTAGAAGGAATTGTGGTTGATCGAGCAACCGACATTGTCGCGCCTTCTGTAACGACAAAAAAACGATCCGCAGTATAAAAGTTAGAACCAGTAGTTACACTGAAAGATGTACCGCGTTGCCAGCAATCCATTCCACCATTGATTATCGCATTTTTGCCAGCAGCATAAACTGTGCCCCCAGCGCCAGCAGTAGTCCATGAGAAATCCATGTCTGTGTTAGATGCCTTAGCAAGCACTTGACCAGTAGTTCCACCCTTTAGATCGACCAGAGAAGCATCGATGGCATTGCCAAGTGTGCGAATGTCTAATGCACCATTCTTGACCAATCCTGTGTTGTCTGGAGTACTCCAGTTAAAGTTAGGGGTTGTTGCCATTAGGTTAATGCTCCTGTCGCGTTGTTCCAGATAAGTGTACCATTTACGCCTGTCCAAGCTAATGAACTAGGAATTACTGTTTCCCATTGAGTCGTTGATAGGGATAGATCTGTAGCTGTGATGTAGAGGGTGATGTCCACAAAGCTAGGGGTTGCTCGTAATGCCACATTCTCCACAAAGCCCTCGAATGTGCCACCCAGTAAATTGCTAGGCAGGTTGTTAATAGACACAGGCTCACCGAAATAAACAGCGATCAAAGCATCTAGCATTGCGCTAGGCATGTTCGGATTATCTAGACGGAAAGTGATCACACCTAACTGCTCTCTAGGACTGCGCCTTAGATTAAGCTCTCTAGTAGCGATGTCGGTGATGTCTGCAAGGTTCTTGATGTTAGAGTCAGATGAACGCTCAAAAAGTCCGTAAGAGGCTATGGAGTCCGAATCTGAGGTGCTGTATGTGCTTCCGTATCCTGTGGCGTAGCGATAGATAAGGCTGTTACGGATGCGAGAAGTCTGAACTGAGGATGTGATAGAGGTTGGTGTTGCATACGCGCCATCAAGGAAAGTAAAGCCATTTGTTGCAAGATCGTTGGATCTGTGGTCTGCATCGGCATAAGAGACATCTCCATCCTTTTCCTCGTAAATCTGACCAAGTGCACTATTGGCAATCTGATCAGCAAGTGTCTGGCTCTTAGCACTCGCACTAGCTGCAACTGCGATCATTGTGTAAAACCCTGCATCGACTGTGCCAATAAAAGTCTCGGCTTCGTTCCATGTCGTAGTTGCTGGGTATGTATCCCAAGTCACAGTTGGTGTGACTTCGTTCCAGTTAAGATTGAGGGCATTGCCTAAGATGTCTGAAATCTGTGCGCCATCTAAACCTTCTGAAAGGGCTGTGTTATAGATTGCCTTAGTAAGTCTGGCTAATGAACCGATGCCTAGAATTGTGCCAGTCGTGACATACCCTGATTCTTCAGGGCTACGCACTCCAATGTTAAAGTCTGAGACTTCGCCACCGAATACAGTTACATAAGCACCTGTGCTGTTCTTTAGCTCTAAGGTAACTGGCTCTGTGACATTGATGGTAAATGGCGAATTGTCTGTGTTGATGATCTCTACTCGGCAGTAACCTGCGGTGCATTGTCTGTCAATGTCTAAGCGACCAGATGCAAAAGACACAGAGGTGACAGTCGTATAAACATCATCACCTACTGTCACGCGCCATTCTGGAGACCATGTCATAGCGCGGTTAGAGTTCCTCGGTCACGGGCTTGGCGGATTACATCATCGATGAGTTCAGCTGCCGCATTTGGATCTCCGACTATGCCGAAGTTGTTTGTGATGTTGTACTGATTAGCGGCTTGGGCTGCATAGCGTGATCCACTTACTGCCCCTGATACACCTGCTCCGCCTGCTAGCCCTTGCAATAAAGACGAACGAGCGATGCTTTCTAAATCAACCGATGAAGCCATTGAAGTAGCAGCCGATGCATTCGCCATGTCAAGTAAATCTGCAAAAGCATTAGCGCGAGCTGTGGCTGCATCCGCGTATTCGAGAATGGCTGCAATCGATCCGCCTACTGTTGAGATAGGTGCGATGTAATCACCTGCTGGGATTCCAGAGCCTAAACTTGCACTTGTTGGAATCTTACTTGATCCAGTTGAAGCGAGATTGATCTCACGAAGCAAGCGCAATGCCTGTTCAAGATTAGTAAGGTTTATTAGATCTTTAGGCTTCAGACTTTCCAGAATCGATTTGATGTCTTGAAGTTTGATGTTCTGGAGACCCAATGCTCCCAGAACCTTTAGATCTTCATTTAGTTTCTTTGTCGCAGCAATGATGGCTGCTTCATCCTTAGCGGCAATGGCATCTTCCAGAGCAAGGATTGATTCCTTAACTCGAAGGCGTGCTGTGTCATTAGCAATTTGTAAGACCTGCGCTGCGCTCGTTGCTTGACCTAATTGTTGAGCCTGATTAGTAAGAGCTGCTGCAATCTGGATCTTGTCCATGTCAAAGATTTCATTGCCCTTGTTAAGAGCAAGGTTAGCCTTGTCAATAGCTGCTGCGAGTCGCTTATCCTTAACAATCTTAGCCTGTGCTGCTGCTTGCTCTTTCGTCAGCTTTGTCATCGCCATTGCGTTCTTTCGAGCGATGGCATCTGCGCGCTGTGTATCCTGTGAGGATACTGTCATTGAGATGTTGCCAAAACCCTTACCATCACCGAACAAGCCGCCCGATGGAGCGAAGAAACTTAGATTCTTAAAGTCAAAGATTGACTTGGTGATTTTGATAAACTCGCCTGTTTCACGGACGAAGTTAGCAATCGACTGCGCTGCCTTATCGATCTTAGCAATAAACTCATCTGTTGAATTGGAGTTAGTAACAGTCATCAATGCATCGACAAGACCCTTAC